TCTCCAGATCAAACAGTTCCACAAGCCCGGAAGGCAACAAAAGAGAGAGCAATTCCTTTTCCAAATCAATTTTTTGCAAGCAAAGCTAAATCTTAATTAGCTCCCCCACAACTTTTACGCTTGATCCGCAATACCCGGATATCAGTAGGCCACTTGCAGACCATTGCCCAAAACACAGCTTTTAACCGGTATCTGGTGCGTTTGGATGACGTGGTGAATGAACTGAAAGAAATTAAAAAAACAGGGTTGAGAAGCGGCGGATTGTAACCATATCAGTTAGTTTTAAGACTGGCCACCATTTTAGGGAATTGCTTATCATATATCTTTTTAAAGATATGACCAGCCGCGTTATACCGGTTTGCCACAGTTGCAGTTGTTTTTATTACCGTGGATTTTGAAAGGGTGTTTCCTGAATCATCTTCCACGGTAATGAAACCCTGATAAATCGTAGCTACCTGATCAGATTGCTTGATGAACAGCTTCACAATATAATCAGCTGAATCCTCGTCTTTCGTCAGATCGTAGCCGTCAAATCTCATTTTTTCAATGAAATCTTTTTCAAACCCTTTCTCGGTCGGCTCGACATAGAAAGTCTGGCTGGTGCCGGTCAGGCTTATAAGTGCGAACGATACGATAAAAAACAGAAATTTCATGACCTTATAGAGTTTTTTAACAATAATAAGAATTTATTGAATATCTAATCTATACACATCTTAATTTCTTATCGAACGGTAGATAAAAAAGACCCGCCCTGGTGCGCAACCTTGGTAGGATTAAGCGTGGCGGGTCTTTTGCTTCAAAAGTATTGGAAAGTTGAAATCATTTAATTATTTGGCAATAATAGTGGATTACTGAAAAAAGAGGTTTAAAACTTCAGGTAGTTTTTGGTGGGTGGGATATTTTGAATCTTTACCCAATTATTTGTTCATGAAGATTTGGGTAAGTTTTTAACATCATTTTAACTATTCTGTTTTTCTCTTTATTAGCTTTCTTGTGTCTTGTTACCAATAGATATGAGCTAATTTTAGGTATCTCAAAATGTCTATAATTGTTAATACCTACCCATCTCTGAGCCAATTGCCTGTACACTACAAATCTTTGATTTTTATCAGCACTTTCAGTATAGTTTCCTGAACGACTTACGGAACTAGATCCCATAAAACCAAAAGAGGCTTCAGGGTATACGGATTGAAAAAGGGGGATAATACTTGATACTGTTTTTAATATTTTAATTGCCTCACCGCTGTTTGTCATGACGGAGTATTTGTAATTCTTTTTCCTATCGCGATGGCAATAAAATTTAACTATATACACTGGCCCTCTATGCTGCTCAACATTAAGTATATATTTTAATTTAGTCTTGCCTGACCAAAATTTAAATATATAAGTTCCCTCATGACTTGTCAAATCGTCACAATGATCATATTGACAGCTATATAATTTATAGGGAAGGTATTTTTTTTTAATGGCTTATGAAATTATTAAATTTTTAAAATCACCATTAGTCCTGCTCAGTATCTCTTCTCGCGTAATCTCGATTGCATTTAAATCCGATATAGAGAATCGTACTGTTCTAACAGATTCAACTGATACCCATTTTTTTGTTGGCTTTAATTCGTCTCTGTAAAGACCCATAAGTGCACTTTGAGATTTAGGAACTCTATGGCTTTTTTTTGAACGTTTCATATTTGCAAAGTGAAGTTTGATCGTTTATTAAAATCAAATTCCGTTTTTAGTATACAACAAATATTCTTAAAGGCATTTTTTTTTGGATTATGTGTCCAACTAATAATTGCTTTTCTTTATTCGTTTAACGACGTGATTGATGAAATAGTTTAGCCCTTTCGCAATATTAGTAAAAATTACTATGCAAAATATACTAAGAAAAAAAATAGTGTTAGGAATATTTAACCGACTATTCAGAGACCTAATGAAAATATTTAAAAATCTAACACTGTTAACTTAATTAGTTATATTTGTGTTACACAACACTATATACAATATTACATGTCAAATCCTTCGCTTGACATACCGTTCGATGAGTCGGAGTTTTCTCCGATAGCGTATGACCTGGGGCCGGGTGCTCACCATGCTACAATTGACGCCGGTAGGTTTATTCCGGGTCGGTTTGGCAATTGCGTGTATTTCGCTGAGGAAGGTAAGGCCGAGATCATCCCTCATATCTACGATTTTTCGCAGGATTTCACTTTTATGATCTGGGTGAAAGCGGAGACGCCTACTAGCCAGTCGTACGTTCTGCTGAAATTTCCCGGTGTGAATAATTTCCAGGTGATCTACCTGCACAATCCAATGCAGTACTGGACGCATTTCTGCATTACTCAGGAAGGAAACATTATGAGAGCTTACGTTAACGGTGAATTGAAAGGAACGCTAACCCGATCGGTACCCATTACCGGCTTTGCCTTGCTGTCTGATGCTCCGCACAGTACAGGAGGATTTTGCAGCCTGGATGGTGGCAAAAGTTATCCGGTTGCCGTACCTCCGACTGAAATAATAGACATAATCGAAAACACACTACAGCCCGTGAACATATTCGTTAATAACATTAATTTAACCGCTCTGGGAGTGAGGGTTGAAAAAATAAATGGCGTGCTTGACATGCCGGACAAAAAAGATCCGCTGAAAGTGGACTGGGATGATTATCACGGTGAAGTAATCGACCTAGTGAAGCCCGTGTTTGACGTTCGGAACTTCTCTTTACAATGCTGGATAAAGGCCAGTGGTAAAGAAGATCTGATACAAAAGTGGGTAACTTTCAAAGAACATTTTGAACAGCCTGGAACGCAAAGAATCCGGTTGGATGCTGGAACAAAACCTTTAATTTTTGAGGCTTATCATCCTGAATCATTAAAAATAGAAAACAAGTGGCGGGACGGTACGCACTTGTACGGCCGTTTTACCTTAAAACTACGGGAACCGTTACCTGTGAAACGAGTCCTGAAGGTGACCGGATCCAGCTGCAGTATTACACTCACAAGTCAGAAGATGCTTTCAATTTTCTGGGGTGACGGCTCCAGCACACATAATATTTACGGAACTGGTGTAACACGTTCGCATAACTACAGTGCTTCGGGTGAATATTACGTGGTGATTGCGGGGAACATCGAAGAAGTGACCGACTTCAGTACCAGTGCTGCAGTTGTTTGGAATAAGATTTAGCAATTTATATGTAGGATATGAGCACATCAACTTTAATTGAGGAAGAGAAATTGGATGATAAAATCAAACCCATTGTCTTATTTTTAAGAGCTAATGGCGTAGAAACTTTTGAGTCCTGTGAAGGAGGGCCAGACCATTGTTTTAATGCGCCTACCATAAGGTTTTGGGGAGGCAAGAATGAAGGACTAAGGGTTACTTACCTATGTATAGAAAAAACTCTTCCAATTTTTGAAGTTAGAAGAGTTTTTGTAATCCAGGAACACGAAATTCAAGCCCCTTTTTGGGAAATAACTTTTAAAAGACTTTAGCCCAATCTTTGGCAATGGGCGCAGAGGGGTTTTCCTCCGGTACCCGATCTTTTGTTCACTGTTTCAATGTTGTTGCCTTCGGTACACCTGTTGTTGTTATGGTGTACACTTTGTTTAATTGAATGGAATGGGCTAACTTTTGACATATAGAGGGAAAATTTAGTGAATAATAAAGATATAAATATTTTATATTATTCAACAAATAATCCAAATATAAATTATCACACACTATGCCAAATCAAATTGAAGTAGTTACCCCGAGTAACGATATAATTGCGCTGTTTCAGCAGCAGCCTTTAAGGTCTGTTAAGAAAGCTGAACAGGTGCAGGACCTTTTAGGTCAGGATGCTGTAAATATAACAGTCGAATCTGTAGAGCCCTTGGAACTGGTGATTGGGCAGCGCGTTACCGTGTTTGGTAAAACGTATTACCTTAACCAGATGCCTACTGCCAAAATCATAGGTGAAAGAAGGTTCGAGTATGATCTGACCTTTGAAGGGCCACAGTATACTTTAAGACGTGCTGCATTCTTCAATGAAGATATATCAGGGTTCAACACAACCACTGATTTTTCGATTACCGGAAATGCTGAACTTTTTCTGGATGTAATTATCAACAACCTGAATCGTGTTTTCGGATCAGGTAACTGGATTAAAGGAGAATTCCCCACGACACCCGCAAAAACGATCAGCTTCAACGAAATGAACTGCCTGGCGGCAGTGCAGACGATCTGCAAGGATTTCGAAACTGAATTTGACATTGTTCAGGCGGGATCAACCCACACACTCCATATCCGTAAAGCTGGGCAGATACTTGGGTTTACATACCAATACGGCCGTGTAGGTGGCTTGTATGAACTGACCAGACGAACAGTGACTGATCAGGACGTAGTGAACAGGCTGTATGCTTTTGGATCCAGTAAGAACCTAAAGTCAGGTTATCGCGACTACTCACAGCGGCTCAGACTCCCATTAACTGATTACATCGAAGATCCAACATCAATTGCAGCTTTTGGTATTCGTGAAGGTGTGAAGGTGTATGACGATGTGTATCCACGCCGTACTGGTTATGTAACTACTGCAGGAACTTCCTCGTTCCAGGATAGCACAATAGATTTTGATTTAAACGAGTCTGATAGTTTCGGTACTAAATATCTGATAGATGGAGTAAAGGCCAAGGTACATTTCAATACCGGTAATTTGGCAGGATACGAGTTTGAAATAGAAAAGTATACTCACTCTACCAAAACTTTCTCCCTTATCCCTTACACGGACGAACGTGGGCAAAAATTTCCAGATGAATTAAACGTAGCTTTTCAGTTACAAGTAGGGGATGAATATGTGATCTTAGATATTTCCCTTCCAGCTTCATACGTGGAAACCGCTGAGCTGGAACTACTCAACCGTGCACAGTTGCACTTGGATCAGGTAAAAGCGCCTAAAGTGCAATACGAGTTGAAAGTAGACCGCATGCACCTTGAACAGCTAGCCGGTCCCGGTGCAATTTTCAATTTCTACCGGATCGGGGATTATATTAAGGTGTTGGACGGCCGTCTGGGGGTAGATAAGACCAGCCGGATTATATCGCTTCGCAGAGACGTGCTGAATCCATATAGTTACACGCTTACCCTGGATGATACCTACCAGGTTACAATCCTTCAGCAGATAATTGAGGCTCAGAAGGAGACGAACCGGATCATTAAGGTTAACGATCTACGGGATCCGAACAGGGCCCGTATGGGTTGGAAAACCACGCAGGAACTACTGAATAGTATTTTCGATACGGAAGGGTATTTTGACGGTGGTAAGATCAAACCGGAAAGTATCGAAACAATGATGTTAGTTGTGGGGGCTAAGTCTCAACAATTCATACTGCAAAATCTAATAATTCAACCTAATTACGAAGGCAATCCGAACGTTGTAGCGGTGTCAGATGGGCTTCTTATTCATTATGCCCTGAAAGAAGAAATAGTAACCTGGCAGATTCAGGAGGCATTATATACGATCCCGGATAACGCTTTCCGGTATGCTTATGCGAAGGTGAGTAAGACTAATTACGACGAAGGGTATATTATTTTCAGCACGGAACAAATCCTGCCGGACGAAGATCCTAACTATTACCATTTTTTGGTGGGTGCGCTTCATTCAGTTATGGAAGGGGTTCGTTGGTTTAATTTAACGTACGGGGCCACCGCTATTAACGGACGATTCATTAAGACGGGTAGAGTAATGAGCTTTGATGGTCGTACTTTCTTTGACCTTGACAGTGGCCAAATTGGAGGATATATACAGTTTATAGATTCGAACGGAAATTACAGGGACCTTACTGATATCGGTGCCCAGACAGATGTATTCTTTCAGGTGTCTGTGATAGAAGAACCTGAAACATATACAGACGGTAAGGTAACAGCCTGGCTGCAATCTACCAACCCGGCTACATGGCCATCAGGCGAAGAATCGTATCATGAGGGGGATATGTGGTACAACCCGGGAGCGGACACCGTGTCACGCCGGGTTGCAGGTTCCTGGGTAGCTGTGACCGACTCAGCAACCTTGAAAGCCTACCAACGTCAATTCGCAAGGCTTGGCGACGGTGCAAAAGTACAAATGTTTGTTACAGAACCTACACCAGTCTATACAGAGTTCGACCTCTGGATGTCTCCTGAAGGACTCAGGAGGTCGATCAAAAACAAGCCTGTAGGACTGTCTTTCGACATAAATGACTGGGTAGAGCCTTTCAATTATGACAGCACTGTGACAGCTATAGATGGTGGGGTAGTGACCAGCGGCACCATACAGCTTGCAGGTGATAAGTTCACAGTCTTGGCCGGGATTACGGGGGAAGGTACGGAACAGGATTCAGTGCGGTTCTGGGCAGGTGCTTCTTACATCAACCGAAGTACAGCACCTTTCCGAGTGTTCCAGTCCGGTGAAGTGATCGGGCGTACCCGGATCGAGGTGGAAGGCGTGGACGGATCCAGTCCGACTGGATACAGAGGGCAGGCAGGTTTAGCCGGATCGGAGGAAGAGGGTAAGACCGGAGTAAGGATCTATGCCGGGTCCGATTACGAGGGTAGGGATTCTGCACCTTTCAGGGTGACGGGCGAAGGTCAAACAACAATGAAAAAAGGAATAGTGGGGAATTGGTCTATTTCATCGGACGGTGGGATTGTTAACACTGCTGGGGACGCCTACGTGGTAGCTAGAAGAACTACAGAGGGGAGTACAGAAACTATAATCGGGCCTAATATATTTTCAAGCACCTTAGGTGGGGTTCACAAAGGTGCTGGTATTTTCAGAGCGAATGAAATCAATCCCGGAGGCAATAACTACGGTGCGATTTTCGAAGCAAGTGGAGCGGTTCCAGGCGTTCTAGGTGAAAATGGACAGAATTACGCTATCTATGCGAACAATGGCCGATCTATGTTCGGTGAAGCACTCCTGAACGGAAGGAGTGCCGTTTCAATTACTATTTCATCCGGGTCTTATTATCCGATTGACGCCGCGTTGTATGATTGCGTGATCTGTAACTATCCGAACTCAGGGACTTGCGCTGTTCAGGTTACTAATTCAGCCTCGGTAAAAGCTGGGAAGGAAATAATAATTATAAGCAATAACGACGTGAACCGCCTATGGATCCAGAACACAATTCAAGGGGATGTGATGGCTAACATCCAAGGTGGGTCAGTGCTAACTTTGATATATACAGGTACTAATTGGCGAACTAAATCAGTCCACGATAACAACTGGTAGATACTACCGTAACTACATTAAAAACGTATCTCTTATACAGTATATGCGATTAGGGAGTATTTATATCTATTTTCCCTCCTAATTTAACAATATTACTATTGTAGGTATTTTACTGTAGTTACGGTAGTAATCCATTTAAAAAGTTCATTTCTGGTTAAATTAGGTGGTTTTTCGTACTACCATAAGGGTGTTTTCTACTGTAGTATTAGTGTAGTTACTGTAGTATCAGGATTTTTCTTACGGTAGTCTTACTGTAGTATTTTTCATCCTTACTGTAGTTGATTAAATACCATTTAATACTCAAATATTATAATCTTCGCCGAAAACAATCCTGATGAATGCGTCATTTTCTTCGGGTTCTGCAGCGTTATAATAGTTAGTCGTGGTTTGTATGTCTCCATGATCCAAGGCATCAGATACCAGGTAGATATTACCTGATTTCTTCTTAGCAATATCCGCGAAACTATGCCGCGCTACGTGCATACTGATAGGAGGCAGTCCGGCCTTGATTGCAACTCTTTTTAGGTTTGTACGTATCTGACTGTTTCGGGAATCAATTCTTTTTAACCATTCTTCTTCAGAAAAATCTTTCCTATTCAGTTTTCGCAAATACGGGAAAACGTAATCTTTTGGTTTGTTGAATAGACTTGACTGCCTGTAATGGTCTAAAATTGCTTCTGCTTTAGGAATGATTATCCTGGAACGTCCTTTTTTAGTTTTGTTGGCTGAATAGTGAAGCCGGTTTTCCTTGGTCTGGGACCAGGTTAATTGCAACACGTCTGCTACCCGCATACCTTGCATGTAGAATGCAAAAAGGAAAATATTTTTTGCATGAAACTCCTGTGTTCCTGTAGTTAATACTACATCTTCAAGATCTTTTATTTGCGCTTCATTCAGTTTCGTGCGCTTCGATTTCGTAGTTTGAAGCTTTACGCGTCTGAAAGGACTTACTCTTTCGTACTCAAACAGCCCAGCATCAACCGCTTCTTCATAGGCAGTTTTTATTTTAACAATGTTCAGGTGGACTGTATTAGAGGCGTTACCTAAATTTTTTGTAAGATAATTTCTGTATTTGTTTAGGAATTCAGTTGTTATTTCAGAAAACAGAAGGTCCTTACCTCTTCGGTAATCCTTCAATTTCTTTAGTACAGATGTTTGATTTTTACGTGTTGCGGGAGAGGGAAGCAAAGCTATTTTGCTTTCGTAGTAATCAAAAAAGCTGTTTGTTCCTGCAATACTATTACCCGTTACTTTTGTCTGTAGTGAAGCAGAAGAAACGGGACGCTGCAAAGCTAAGTCTTTCAGATAGATCTGTTGTAACTCCCCAATTTTATCCTGTATAATAGCATTGTACTGAATGTGCTGCATGTGCGACCGACGTACTTCTTTTTTATCAGCGTTCCAGTGTTTTGGATCTATACTTATGCCCAAAGGGACCCTTTTTAATTTTCTATCAATTGTAATTCTGATTCTAATCTGCTGTTCGCCTTCAGAGTTTTTCCAGGATGCTAATTCAGGTATAAAAGAAGCTGCTGCCATATTTGAAACTTTGTTTTGTTCTGTGAAACAACACTGTGAAACAAAATACGGAAAATTGTATTACAATTGGGGAAGATTTGAAAATAAAAAACGCCTAAATCTTTTGAATCTAGGCGTTTTTAAAACTTTTCAATCGTCAAAAGTGACGCATTGTCTTGCAAATGTGACCAGAAGGAGAGT